CGTAAAGGTCAAAACGTAGAAAAACCTGAATGTGTTGAATGGTTTAATAAGCTCACTAAAAATGGCGGTTCTGTAGGCTCAGATAAGCTTCAAATTGCATATAACCCTAACAAGCCTTATGACACAAAACTTCCAGATAATTACATGATTCAGGTTAATGACTATCCACGTCTGTCGGGCTGTATGACTCTCTCCAGTGGCAAGTTGATTGGTATAGATCAGCAAGGCAACTACATGCAGAACATTACTGAAGCTGATTGTCGTAAGTATATGAATGGTTATCGACCATTTGACTACTCACATCAGCAAAACAATCAAGAAACAAACATAACTCAATCAAAAATCAATGGGGTTACATCACTATGACTACACTTTCACTAGCGGATACTGTTCAATTACAGCAGCTTATTTTTTTTGTATTTGCTGTTGGTGTATTCGTTGGCGCAATTTGCACAGGATTCCTGACTACGCTTAAAAACCTTGTTTTCTACCATTTCGATCAACCAACACGCATCAGAACAAACAACGGTTATTTATATAGATTCAGAAATAAGTACGTTCCATTGGCTGAACGTCAAAATTTAATGAAACAGGCTATTGAACAACATAGGGCTTTGAAAAATGGTAAGTAGGGTGGTTCAGAAAGATTGGAAGCGTACCCAGTTACGTTTGCCTTCTTCACATTATGAAGCTGTTTTGGCTTATGCGGATTCGAATAATTTATCCATTAACTCCGCAATATTAGAATTGATTGATAAGGCATTATTGAATAATTCTTCTCAATCTCAGGTTTTAAATGAAGCTTTTGCTGATTTAGTTGCTCGAAAGGTCTTTGATTTGAATAAATAATTCAATTATTATTTGTGTTACACGGTAACATAATGCATAATAATTTTAGTCTTATTAGTTACACGGTAACGCAAAATGAAAGATCAGCATGACAATAAAACAATAGATGCATTCAAGCCTTTACCTAAGACATCTGCCGAAAGACAGCTTGAATATAGAGAGCGCAATCGAGAAAAAGGTGATACCAAACGCCTTGATACTATTATTGATTTAGATTGTTATTTAGCGCTTAAAGAGATTTCTAGGCTTGAAAATGAAACAATGCGACAAACCCTTGAGCGTATTATTAAAGATGCTTCTGATCGCACTCCGGGCGCTTTAGCTCGTTTGTTTGGTTTTAAAGAGGTTTGATTATGTCTACTGGTGATATTTTAGGTTTTGCTGCTTTGGTCTTTTTTCTTATCGGTTTTGGTGTAATAACATTTAATTATGTTAAAGATAAAATTAAGGAAGGTGATCTTATGGAATTTTCTAAGGATGAGGTTGAAGATATTTTTTGGATGATTTGGTCTTCCGATCATTCTTCCAGTAAAGTAAAAATTCTTAATAAGATATTTTAAGTTTATAACCCATGTCCTATTTGTGGTGGTTTCTTTGATAAATCAGATAAGCATCATCACGATGATTTTTAGGTTCAGCACAGCTTTGCTGTGCTATATATGCGCTAACAAAGCGCATATATTGATTGAGCCGTGTCACGTCCCAGTACCTAGAAAAAACCGCACGTCTGTGCGGCTTAAGCTGGCTGTCTAGCCAGCTATAAAAAGAATTTGAGTATTTCGTTTTCTGATTACAAACAAAAAAGATTTGGTTTTTCACCGCAATAACAGAGCTTTCGGAGTATTCCGAAAGCGAACTGACATACAGAATGACAATGATAATATGCGGTTAAAGGTAGGTGAGTAACTATGCTACTGGAGAACTTAGGCTCTTAATATGTAGTCCTGATTTTGCATAATATTTGTTATGTTACATGAAGTACATTTGATTAAATTTAATTAATTGATTCAAGTAATTAGATTTAATCAAATGCAGCTCGCACACACAGTAGTGAATAGCGAGCTGTTCATTTGGAATACTTCATTTAACATAATATACATTATACGTAATTAATGTAATGTAAGTCTTTGATATACAAAGCCTTTTGTTTTTTAAGGTACTTTCGTTGGCTGTGGTAACTCAACATCACAAACAACATATTTAACGCCTTTACCACTAGTAACCATGTCAAATGTGATTTTTGCCTCAAGCGGAAAATCGGACTGTTTAAATTTGCGAAGCAAAGCTATGTTTGCTGAATCTTGCCAGTTAAAGGTCTCACAACCATTGCCAATTGCATTACCTTGAGATAAATCCATTGGAATTTGACAAAATAGCTGTACATGATCGTAATGACGACCCGAACCATCTGTAGGTTTAAAATCAACAGCTTTAGCACCTAAGATTTTTACAATTGATGTATGCATTACATTCTCCGAGCAGTTATAAGCACATGATCGAGTCGCTTGGGAAATGCAAGCGGATCAGAGCAACAAATTAAATTAATGAGTTCTTCAGGTTCGAATACATCTTTGAAGACATTGATATATTTACCGTATTGATGCTTTAAATTCTCAATAGCGGTTTGGAAATTGATTTGAGCCGTTTTAGTAATTGTTTCAATACGTTCAGGCTGTATGTGTTCAGCTAGATCACGGAAACATGGATAAGCAGCAATAAAATATTCACTGGGCGCAAGAAGCATATCGAATGGTAAGACACGATCTATTGATTTAAACTCTACCTCGGCGCGCTGCCAATTATCATCAGGATCACCCTCAGAACGACCTTTTTCATATATTCTCAAGTACTTACCTGAATCGCGACTACCGATACATAAAGTACGACCTTTACCATTTGGTCTTCTCCAATTGCCTTTATGTTCGATATTTGGAGCACGATTGCCGAGTTGAAAGCCACCTAGCCCATCTTGCATATTTCCCCAATCAACACTGACATGCTTACCTTGGAAATCATCATGAGCAATGTCTACACGAGTTAATTTAGGACGCTTAGCTTGAGTCACCAAGAAATGATAAAGCCTTAATTCCCAACCATCTTTAGCAAAGTTACAGCCACGACCATTGATCATGATTAAAATTGTATTACGTTGACCGCCAATACAAACAAAGCCGAAATCCTCACCAAGTACATAACTTTGTTTATAAAAATTAAGACCATTGTTACGACAATAAGTTGTTGAAAAACCAAATATATGTTCTAAGGTGGCATTCAATTCATCGACGGCTGCTGACCACATATGAGTATCTAAAACAAATTCATCATCTGATTCATACTTAGAACTAATGAAACCCGATGCGTGTTCAATCGTGCCTAAAGTCTCAATACCACAAGTAAAATTAACCCAGTCAATTACTGCAATCTCATTATCAGCAGGCATTCTGTATTCAATATGCTTGACGCCATCATTAGTCATAATCATATGAGTATGAGGAATGGCATATAAAGGATCATGTTGATACGGGAGATCGGCGAATTGTGGACGAGTATCAGATTTCTTTACCCCCATCTTATTAATGGGGGAACCAACTGCCTTATTTTCCATTCCCCCCGATAATGCAGTGGGGATTGGTTGTTTTTTATACTTATCCATTAACAAATCCCCATAGCACGGAAATTATCGTTTTCTGCTTTGATAGCGTCACAGTAAGCAGCTACCTTGGGATTCTTAAAGCCCCACTGGATCATTGTTGATTCAATGTAAAAAAGAACAAACTCAGTCTCAAAGGCTGGATTTCCCCCTACGATTAGTTCGACTCCCCGATCATGAATGATCTTGGCTACAGTCTCGAAAGCTAGTTCTTTTTCCATGTGACAACATCACAAGCAACAATTTGACACGAATATAACAGAATTGCACGTAACACAGCAACCTGTGACAAAATAACAGTGTTGCATTAAACAATGTTAGGACATCACATGAAAAAATCAGACTTATCAAAAACATATAGAATTCGTGGAGAATTCGTAGAAGCAATTAAAGAGAAATCGCTTGACTTTATTATTGAAACAAAAGAGCGAATAGAAGAAGCAGATGTAATTAATGCGTTAATTTACAAACACTTAAAAGGAATTAATGCTAAAGATGTAACAAAATATATAGAAGAAGTAAAAAAAGCAGATTAAGAATAGATGTTGATCCTGACTACTAGTAAGTGCCCCACCCTAAAAAAACGCTTCGCTTTGCGCCAACGCGCCTGCGGCGCGTTTTTTTAGGGTGTGTCCTTCGATTACGCATAATGAGCACTGATGTTAAATGCCGTTCGAGTGCGTTTATATTGTCGCATCATTGACAAAAAACCCACTGGAGACTCTCCAGTGGGATTATTTGTACAACGAAAACGGCAAGTAACATAATGCAGTTATTATACGCACTGATAGACATTTCTACTTGGGAATAACAGATATATTTTTGATCAGTTGCAAGTTATTGATTATAAAGATTTTTTAGGAATTGGCTTAACACTATAGATTGAATACTTCGGACGACCTTTGCCGTCTTTGCCATCGGCTGAATACTCGATCTCAACTTCTTGTGAATTTTCAGCGCATTGATGCAATACAGCTTTGATTTGTTCTTGTGGCATTGAACCAACGGCACTTGGTGAAAGTACATGAACTTGTGGAACAAGCAT